ATCGTCAGTTTCAACAGTACCACCAGCGTTTCTTGCTTCTTCAGCAATTGAGGCAACAGGAATATTTTGATATCCTACTGAGTTGTTACCGATAACGAATACGTCGTCAATATCAATGTCTGCAATTGGTAACTTGTTAGCTTTAGAAACTTCGAAACTCACGTTGGCGCTATTAAAGGCGATCGTATGAGTAAGGTCAGTATTGCCAGTTATTTTGTTTGTTGGTATATTAGATGTACCATCTTCTCCCATTTGCACGACAGCACCTTCATATGCTTCGCTGCGAACATATGCAATTTCTAACGAATTCCCCAATTCTCCTGGGTATAAACCTTTGAAAGCTCCAGATGTATCAGTTGTAGTTGTAACATTATTTGCTGTAACTCTTGTATAGGTATCTGCATGTGTTGCGCCGTTATCGACACGAGCTACATACAAAGCGTTTGAGTACGAAAGGTAATCTGCAGCTGTAAAAAATGTTTCGTAGTTGGTGTCGTCAGGCGAGCCGTAACGATTAACCAATTCATTTTCTGAGCTAAGCAAAATTGCTTCACCTACAGGACCCCATCTAAACACTCCGGCTATTGCTGCAGGTGGCGTTGCGATGGCAGGAACCGATGCTGATGCGTCTACCTCTCGAACAATTACGGAAGGACTTACGGAAAAAGCCATATTATTCTCCTTTAATATTATTATCTAAAAAATATTCTTTTAATTTATTTAGTTATCACAGTTTTATTTATAAAAAAAGTTAATAGTACATTTCTTTAAAACATGCGATCGTGTTCTGGATATTCGATCCACCCTTGTGCATCAGGGATATCGTCTCCAGTATCAATGAAGCCAAAAGGTAGTAATTCGTCATCAAGCTGTTGTTCTGTCTTTTCTTTTAGTGCTGCTAAAGTATTAATATCTGTTAATTCCCTAAAGAATCTCTGGTCTGATAACCATGCAAATAATACTAAAGTCATTACAAGATCGTCGTTAGATCCTGTCTCTGCTTCATAACTGTTACCCTTTTTACTAAACCGCGATAACTCCTGTATTGTAGTGTAATCTTGTACAATTAACTGATTTTGCTCAATTAATAATTTCAATATAGAACAACCTTTTGATTTTACACTACGTGTTGTTCGTATTCCATGATCAGATCTTTTTCCTCCAAAGTTCGATACTTGTTTACCAGCTCTGCCAGCATTTTCAGTAAAGAGAAGGTTTTCGTAGCCGTAGTCCATTAAGAGTACATCGGAAACTTGCTCACCGATATCGTTAATTTCAACTAATACTGCTGCCTCATTGTACATCAGCCCTATTCTATATATAACAGACGCAAAGTCAACTGGACTTACAGTATTATCTCTATACACACATACTTGTTTATAAGGCATCTCTGTTGTGTCTATTACATTGAACGCAGAATAGTCAAGTCCTTTACCTCTTGACACATCTACTATCATAACATATGAACGGTCTGGTTGTACTATTTCGTATTGCGTAATATGTTCGCTTTCTGCAATTGGTCTCGATGGCGCAAGTTCTTTAAGTTTTGCTCCACTTATTAGAGTACCAGAAGATCCAAGAAACTGACAGCAGTATTCCTGATTAAACTTCTCCATATCAAAATCTAATGCTTCGAGAGTTTCATCTTTCCACTGTTCATCTCTGCCTGGGACATCGTACCACATAACCTCAACGTATTCATAACCGTTTGTACCTTCTTTAGCACCTTTACAGGTTTTCCAAAAATGATTCAATCCGTTGGGGGTGGAGGTCATTAATAATTTTGTTGTTTTACCAGATGATATTGTTGGATATACAGAAGCAAAGAATTCATCAAACCCTTCAATAAACGCAACCTCATCGAGATATAGAAAGGATATAGATTTACCACGAATAGCAGAAGATGTTGTAGTACCTGCATAGATCTTACAACCATTCTCTAACGTGATGTTACCTTTATTCCATTCTTCAATACCTTGCTGCATCCACTTAGGTAATGCTTCATAGGCTAACTGAACACGACCCAGAACCTCTCTAGCAGCATCTCCCTTGTTTGCCAATACGGCAACAGTTTTAAATTCATTAAATAGGATGTAGTGTAATATAACAGCTACTGCAGTTGTTGTTTTACCTGCCTGCCTTGATGTTAATACAGCACAACGCCTTTCATCTGTAATCTTTCGCACAATATCTTTTTGATACTCGTACATGTTCATAGGTATTAAGCCATGATCTACGTGTACAATTTTAATATAGTTTTCAGCAAAGTAAATTGGATCTTCCGCACACTTCATATACTCTTTAAGCATCTCAGGAGTAAATTCAATTTGCTCACCTATCTTTTTGAGATAGGAGTTACCTAAGTAACCTTTATCCATCTGTTGATTCGCCTTTAATCATTTTAAGCAAATCAGATGTAGAAACTATTAGATTGTTATTAGTAACTTGTGCTTGTTGGGAAGTATCTTCTTCTTTAGCATATCTACGCTTTGTTGACATCTCAACGTAATCTTTGTTTGCGTCAAGTAATGTTTTCATTAAGGTTGATACAACTTCAAACGCTCGAGGAGATTCAGACTGTTTTGCGATTTCAGTCATTTCTCTAACTGCATCATCTCCAAGATTAATAATGTTTTCGATATTCTTTTTCGCTAATTCAATATCTTTTAAATTTTCGTCAGCTAATTTTTCCATTGGAACTGGTGGGTGAATAACAGTTTCTTGCGGTAGATTTTTAATATCGTCTACCATCTCGCTTTCTGAAATAATTACTTCATGCTCAATTATCTCAACTGGTGTAGTTCTCCCTGGAATTTTAGTTGTCGTCTTATTTCCAGTTTCAAAACCGGTTTCTTCTAGCGGTGTCATATTCAGCGCGCGGGCAATGCTTTCATCACTCATTGTTATTCACTCCAATTCATATAGTATTATTTATCGCGCAAGCTTGCCTCAGCGAAGTACTACTAAATCTATGGTCTCTATTATTAAAAAATAAATCAATATCACGTCTACGACAGATATCTTTTCCCGTAAAATCTTTATCTCTGTATTCATCACCCAAGATCCTAACATGAATTGTATATAATTCAAGAATATCTTCGAGGTCTTGTTCTGTTGAATACGGAATGATTTCATCAACATAGCGTACTGCTTTTAGTTGACTATATCGCTCAACGATTGTTTGTATAGGTGGGTTCTTAGTGTCTCTATCAAACGAAGGATCCATTTGTAATCCAACAATTAAATATTCACACTGTTCTTTTGCTTCTCTTAACATCTGAACATGGCCTGCGTGTAGTAAATCGAAAGTACTACATGTAAATCCTATTCTCATAATATATTCCTACTGTATCAGTTCTTAACTAGGTTCTGTATCACTTCGTGTTTCTGCTGGTGCCCAGTTATCGTCAAAATCAACTAAACTATAGTCAATTGATATAGACGCGTCTGATGTTGGAGTACCATTTGCGGTTACACCAGGCTGTAATGTTTGGAATTCTTCAAACTCTGTATCAGTTGGTGTATCAGTTGCATAACGCATATCTGTAAATTTAATAACTTTCTTATCCTTCTCAGGACCAAAGAACCAACCTTTCATCGTGAAGTCTAACGTATATAATATAGATCTTCTTGTTTCAAAATCTCCATCGTATATATCTTCTGAGTTCACGCTGTTTAATATTAACGGTATATCGAGCGGTTCCAATTCAGGAATCATTCGTACTGTACTTGTAAAATCTGGATTAAAGAATGGCAAAACTTGTTCTAATATTTTAACTGCGTCTTCGTTATATTTTGCCATAATGTATAATGAGAATCCCATGTTATATGGAGTTCCTGAATATACGAATCTTCTATTGCCACCATCTTCGTCAGCAGTAGTTTTTCTTACTCTTCTTGTTGGCGAAACCTTTCTTTCGGCATCATATGTAAAACTTGTTAGTTCAAAAGACATGCGAGGTAAAGCAATTGCGAAAGGTCTTCCGCCTATTGTATTACCAACAGCATCTTGAGCTGCTCCACCTTGTAACCCCGGATCTTGGTCAAGTCGAGCCAATACTTTTTGATAAGGAGCATACGCTATAGGTACGATCTGTCTTTGTTCTAATGTACCATCGGTTGAAGTTCTTCTCACCTCTAACTGATTAAAGTATGTACCAAATAAAGCTACATACTTGCGAATAGATGAATTGTAAAAATAATTTGCGATGGCCATTATGAGTCACTTATCTGTATATTTTCGCTGAATGGATCTACTTCCGAGAAGTCAAGAATACTATCCCCTTCAATTTCAAAGTCATAGTTGCGAGCAAGATCGTCAGTAGTAGATATTGCATTTAGTGTTGCAGTGTTTGAAACATATATGTCAGTGTTATTAGCAGCAAAGTAATTATCAACAGTATCTCTACCTGTATTAAATCGCTGATTACTATATTCTAATAGTTCACAAGTTAAATCGAATACTTGAGTCTTACCCATTTGATAGAATACACTTTCGTGTTCAACATATGTTATTTCAAACATCTTTTCGTTTATTGGGAAGTATATTAAATCGCCTTCTCTTGGACGAATAATATTGGTATCTTCACGAGTTACATATCTCTCAAATGTTCTATTAGCAACGGTTAGTGTTAATTGATCTCTTACTTCTAAACCAAACTTAGAAAGGAAGTCGCCATCTCCTTCAAAACCTTCCATGTTCTTAACATAGGTTTCAAACTCAAATGTTTCATTATACTCAGGAAAGTCGTCTTCATTAAATATATCATCTCGACCTTTAATAGCCTTACTAATATAAATGACATCCACACCATACTGCCTAATTGATTCTATTACTAAATCATCAATCAGTGTTTGCTCGGTAACACTCGAGTAGTTATTAAAGAATACATTAGTAGCCATGCTTTATCCAATATAGTTATAAGAAAGTGGTTGAAGGTTATTCACTGCGTCTTCTTCCATTGCCTTTCTTTCTTCCCTGCCGTCGGAAAGTATTTGTTCACCGTTGAACTGAACTCCACCAACCAGTGACATTCCAGTAAACTTGGTTAGGTTTGAACCCCACTGCTCTTTAATTAACGCAGCTGCGTAATTCTGTAACCAACGATCTGTCCATACGTCAGAGTAACTGGCTGGGTCAATTACGTCGTAAGCCTCAACGATAATATATTCGCCAACGCCTAATGATCCTTTATCAACATCAAGATGCAATCTATTTACGTGCTTGTTATATCTTATCATAGGTTTACCAACAAGCATTTCTTGCATGAACTCCATATGAGACATTGCCATGAAATAGTTAGTAATATTATATCCAGTGATATCTTCAAGATTGTTTAATACAAATTGGTATTGAACATTAAACATTCCAGAGCCGGCAGATAAACTTGACTGTAAATTGAATATACCAGAAATGCCAAGTAGTTGCTCAGGTAACTGAACATAGCCGTTATCTTTGTCTGCTTGAGTAATTTGGTGTTTTAGATATACTAATTGACTACCGTTATAATGATAGTCTCTCCAGAAATCAACAGCTTCATCAATACGATCTTCGATCTGTTCGTCAGAAACGTTAATGTCAATTACTGGCGCACCGAGCTTTCTCATAACCCAATCTTTGAATGTTGCCCTGCTTGTAGGTTGTGCCATTTCTATATCTCTATTTGTTTATTATTATATTTATTCTAGTAGTCTGACTCGCAAACCCCAACTAGTCTCACTAAATAAGTAGCTAATTTGGTATCAGTAAAGCTAGACCCCTTTACCCAACACTCTATCGTCCAATCTGCTATCATCCTTGATTCGTCGGAGACGTAAGCAGGCAAAGCTACTTGGGCCAGCATCTCAAGCTGAAGACCTTGACTGGTGTTCACAGCAACGAACGGGCAACTGTTCCAAGTCTCTGCGCCTAAAGACACTCCAGTTGTATCGTTGCTTGCGCCGTACGCGTACTTATTAATAGACTGGGAACTGTTTTGTTGCCCTGTTGGTCCATAAGAAGTATCTGAATAGCTAACGACAAACTTAACATGAGTAATAGCGCCGCCATTATTTGTCATCACCGTGGTAGGGGTGGTTAACCCATCAATATTAGTAGTGGAAGAGGGATTTATTGTGTAAAGATAGTTGTTATTGCTGCTACTTCCACCACCACTACCATTTGCCGCACCAAAATCTTCAATGTTAATTACAACCCCGCCACTCACACTAACAAGATTCAATTTAACTTTCGGGTAGGCGGTAACGGTGTAGTTGCCAGTGCCGTATGCCATGGCGACTGCATAGTCACTAACCGAAGGTGATTGTCTAACAACGCCAGTTTCTGCTGGGTATTCGCCACCGCCTGTGCCACC